TTCTTTCAAAAGAGGCAGGATCTTGAGCTGGGGATCGACAAGTCGGCAGTTGCGTGGAGGAAGTTCCTAGAAGCTGAAGCACTCTGTGGTCAGACGAATGAGATCTTTAGGTTGAACTTTCGAGGCGGATTTTATTTCCCCCTCGATGTTGAGTCGGTGTTATACCGCGCCCAGCAGAAAATAAGTTCAGTCCTTGGAGATCTTCCTAGTCTTGACCAGTTGAGGCTTCGGTTTGGCCCTGGCGCAACGACGCAAGTAAAAAAGAAGGATGCTTCTGTCAGGCGTAAGCTTGCGCAGAAGTTTTGCTGTAGTGAAGAGGCGGTCCGTCACATGAGTGACGTTCTTGCCGAGGTTCCGGCCTGGTGTGACCTCAACTTTGAGGGCCCAGACACGGCCTCTGTTTCTGTCGAAATCAGCTTAGGCAGAATCAGCTTCGCCCGGAAATCCGCGAAGACAGACAGGACGATCGCCGTCGAGCCCATGATGAACCAGATGGTTCAGCTAGGGATCGGCGGGTATATCGCTGACCGTCTTCGTCGGGAGGGTATCGACATCACCGACCAAACTCGAAATCAGAGAATGGCGTGTGAGGTATCGATTTCCGGCGCTTTAGCAACTCTGGACCTCAGTAGCGCTTCTGACACAGTGTCATGTGGGCTTGTTGAAAGCCTTTTACCCCTGGACTGGTGGGACTTTCTCCGTTCATTCCGAACTGGGAACGTCTCCACGCCCGGGGGCACTGTGATGAAGCTCCAGAAGTTTTCTTCGATGGGCAATGGTTTTACTTTCCCACTTGAGACCTTGATCTTCTTTGCACTCGCTTGCGGGTGCGTTGACGGTCACGATCTCCACCGAGTTTCGGTGTATGGGGATGATATTATCTTGCCGGTGGACTCTGTCCCCCTGTTCGAAAAGGTTCTCACATGTTGTGGGTTCCTTCTGAACGCCTCGAAGTCGTTTTCTTCTGGTCCCTTCCGTGAAAGCTGTGGAAGGGATTACTTATCCGGGATCGATGTTCGCCCTTGCTACATGAAGGGTCCTTTATCCGGTGAGTCTTGTTTCGTCTTGCACAATTTTTATGTGCGGAACGGGCTCTCGGAACCTGCCTCCGAACTTCTCGAAGTACTGGACGAAAGTCTAAGACTTTGGGGACCCGATGGGTACGGCGATGGTCATCTTTTGGGTGATTATTTCCTTACATCTCACAATCGGTTGAAGGGGTGGGGTGGCTATACTTTCGAGACATTTACACATCGGTCCCGCCGAGCGTTTTATAAGCTTGGCGCAGATTATGTGTTTCCTCTGTATTCTACTTATCTCAAAGAAGGCCCTTCAGGAATGGAGGACCTTTTGGCTGTTCCCAAGGTCTGCGACCTTTGGAAACGCCGTTCGAGTGTAGGGTCTATCCGACCCGAACGCTCTGACTCTGAGTATGTAAGATACGAGGGTAAAATGTATCTCAGTGATACCCTCCCGGGGGTGTCAGGGTATAAGCGCATCAAGATCTACGTTTTGGCGCGCCCGTAAAAGGGTCGCGCTTTCTGGTAATCTTTTAGCACCAGTGGAGGCCTGACGGCTTAACACGGAAATGACTAGCTGAGCTCATTTCCCTCCC